GTTTTGTGGTGCCGGGACGATGGGCGTGGTCGCGGTTACCACGGGCCGACACTTCATCGGCATCGAACGCGAAGCGGAATACTGCGAGATCGCACGGGCACGAATCAGCAAGGCGGAGCAGAAGATTATGGGTCAACTAAACCTAGGGTGATCGATGCCGGATCTAGCGGAACGGGCGACATACGAACGGGCATTGGCGGCTGATGTGCGGGAGGTCTTCGGGCGATTCCGCGATCGAAACCGATTCGATGCGGACCGGTTTGCCCGGGAGATCGCAGCGGCTACCTTGCCGACGGTCAAAGAGATCCGGCAGCGGGCGCTGATCGCGATGCTGATCCTCATTGCGGACGACGATCAGGCGATCGCTGAACTGCTCAAACGGAACCAGCGATCCATCGACGCGGGTGCAGCGGCTCAGGCTGAACGGCTCGGGCGCGACATGTCGGCAACGTCGCGCGGATGGCTGGCCGACTCAGATGACTTCGCGCGGACGCTGGAGGATCGGGTCTTGGCGCCATCGCGGGCCGATACGGTGGGTGTGACCGAGACGACGACGGCCGTCAGCGAAGCGGAAGCCGAAGGGCAAGACATCCTCGAAGGAATCGGGATCGACACCGAGCCGCGTTGGATCACTCAGTTGGATGAGCGGGTCTGTCCGGTCTGTGGTCCGATGCACAATCGGCCGCGCTCGCGCTGGGGATCGATGGGGCCTCCTCCGGCGCATCCGAACTGCCGTTGCTTTCTGGTCTATGCTGCGACCGTCGCGACGCGGTAGGCGACCTTACGCCAAAGTGATTACCTCCGCCGTAACCTCATGCGGAACGGAGGGTCTTTGATATGGCACGATGGGAAGAAGCCTACAGCGGCGGCAAGGTCGACCGTGAGGCTGGAGTCATTCGCGGGGTTAAGGTCTTGGGCCTTGAGTCGCGGAACCGTCGGCGATACTTGAAGGAAGCCGTCCGGAAGGCGATCCCGCTCTACGAGGGCGCGAAGGTCTTCATTGACCACGACCGCAAGAACGGGGAGCGATCCTTCAAGGATCGATGGGGCACGCTGACGAACGTCCGCGCGGATGACAATGGGGAGCTGTGGGGCGACCTTGAATACCTCAAGAGCCATCCGCAGACGGAGATGATCCTGGAGTCGATCGAACGGTTCCCGGATTCGTTCGGGCTGAGTCACAATGCGGACGGCGAAGACAAGATGCAAAACGGGGTGTCGGTGGTTACGGAAATCGTTGCCGTCCATTCCGTCGATTTGGTGTCGGATCCAGCGACCAACAAGGGACTATTCGAGGGGTACAAGATGAAGAAGAAAATGATCGAGGCTGTCGCTGGTTCGGTGTTGGCGCCGGTCCTGGCTCGCCTGCTTGAGAACGAAGGCTACGACGATATGGCCGCGATGGAGATCGAGCCGATGGAGGACACTCCGGAAGCTCACCTCGATATGGCGCTGTCGATGATGGTGCAGAAGATCATCGCCGACAAGGCGCTATCGATGGAGCAGAAGCTCGAGAAGTTCCGCAAGGTACTCGAAATGGAAGCCGCGATGCAACAGAGCGCGGAACCCGACGCGGCGGTAGCCGAAGAGATGGACAAGCTCAAGGAAGAGAACAAGGCGATGAAAGAGTCGCTGGAAAAGATCCAGACGGAGGCGACCTGTCGCCAGTTGCTCGAATCCCTCGACCGAGAATGCACCGCTCCACGGCTGGCCGCGCTTATGGCCGTCGGTGAGTCGCTGCGCAAGGCGCTGGTCGAAAGCTGGACCGCTCGATCGGAAGTCGGGCTGAACCCGGCGAAGCGACCGGTTGCAAGTCCTGGCAAGTTGCAGGAGGGAACCGAGAAGTATCCATCCAGTTTCGAAGAGTTCATCCGTTCGATCGGCTGAGCCTGTTTTTCCAAGTGATTCAAGGGTTTTTCAGAAGGAACAGAGAACATGCCGAAGGGACTGAACCTGGACGATCGGATCCATCAGGTGATCTACACTCACTCGATCGTCGACGATTTCTACGCAGAAGACACCAACGTGTGGACCACGACCGCGACCGACAGCGGAACCTCGGCCGTCGGCGATTCGGCCGGCGGTGTCGTGGCTCTGGCTCCGTCCGATGGGACGGTTGTCGACAACGATGAGATTTACTTCCTGACTAAGGAGGTCTACCTGTTCGCTGCCGGCAAGCCGCTCTACGGCAAGCACCGCGTCCAGTTCACCGAAGCCAACACCGATGACGCGAACGTTTTCGTCGGTTTCGGATCGGGCATCGCTGCGAACTTCCTCCTCGACAACGGGGGCGGGCCTGCCGCGTCGTTTTCTGGTGTTGGGTTCTACAAGATCGACGGCGGTACCCACTGGAACGTGATCTTTTCTTTGGGATCGACTCAGGACAAGGTCGAGTTGAACGCTGCCGCGAGCCTGACCAACAGCGCTCAGACGGCCGGCGGCGCAGCCTACCAGTTGCTTGAGATCGAAGTGGTCCCAACGACCTCCGCTCTGTGCGATGTGTTCTTCTACATCGATGGCGTCGCGGTCTACACGATGAAGGGCAAGACCTTTACGAGTGCGACCGAGATGAGCGCTGTCTACGCGCTGAAGAACGGCGGCGCGAACCAGGAGACCCTCAACGTTGATCTTCACGTCAGCGCTCAGAAGCGCTGATCCTTCCCCGTACTTGGTGTCGGTTTTTTGATTGTGGTTTGAAAGGAATACCAGATGAGTACTGCGATTGGAAATAGGCACCAGGAGCTGCGGCGGATGTATGAACGCGCTCGCCGGGGTGGGTGCGTTGGTCAGTTTGTTGAGGACGTCAGGCAGAGCTTCGCGCAGGACCGAAAGGAACTCGGGCACCGGTGGTCGATCCGCCAGTTGTTTGAGAACTTCGTCGATTCTGGTCGCGAGTACATCGACACCTACTGCCGACCCGGTGCGGAAGTGTCCAACTTTCAGGAAGCCGCGAACGCGGTTGATACCGGCGCGTTCTCGGTCCTGATGCAGCAGTTGGCCTTCACTCAGACGCTGGACGGATACCAGCAGCCCGGGTTGATCGGCGATCAGTTGGTGACGACCATTCCGACTCAGTTCTCCGGCGAGAAGATCCCGGGCGCTGGCCGCGTCGGTGATGCCGTCGAGGTGGTCAACGAGGGCAACCCGTACCCTCAGGCGACCTTCCTCGAAGAGTACGTCGATACTCCGGTGACGATCAAGCGCGGTCTGATCCTCGACATCACGAAGGAGATTCTATTCTTCGATCGGACCGGCGTTGTTCTGCAGCGGGCTCAGCGGCTCGGGGAGGAAGTCGCGGTCAACCGTGAGAAGCGGATCCTTGACGTGGTGTGCGGTATTTCGACGATCTACCGGCGCAACGGTGGAGCGGCTGTCGCGACCTACCAGAGCGACAACACTTCGACCACGAACGCGCTGACCGACTGGACCGACATCGACGCGGTGGACCAGAAGTTCAACGCGCTGACCGATCCAACGAGCGGCGAGCCGATTGCTGTGATGCCGAACGTGTTGCTGGTTCCGCAGGCGCTACAGATGACCGCGATGCGGATCGTCAACGCTACGCTGGTTCGACAGATCACGAGTTCCAACGTGGTCGAGACCGAGACTCCGGGCAACCAGTTGGCTCAGCGGTTCAGCGTGGTCAGCGGTGCCTACGTCAAGAACCGAACCAGTTCGGACACGACTTGGTTCTACGGCGATCCGAAGCGCGCCTTCGCGTATATGGAGAACTGGCCTCTCCGTGTTGAGCAGGCTCCTCCTAGCGATTCGGCCGCGTTCGAGCGCGACATCGTCGCACGGTTCAAGGTCAGCGAGCGCGGAGCGCCGGCTGTGATGGATCGGCTCTATATGGCAAAGAGCACCGCCTGATCCATTGCGTCGGGAAACTGAAAAGAAGTAGACTAGGATCCATTCTTCGGGGTGGATCCTAGTTTCGTTTGAGGGGTGAGGAATGGCTGAGAAGAAGGGCACGATCGAGGACTTGCGCGACGTCGATCGGCTGATTGCTGAGAAGCAGGCGGCGCTAGCGAAGCTCGACGCGATGTTGGAAGATCGAGCGCAGAAGGCATCCGGCGGCATTGTCGCCAGCGGTGGACCTTTGCGCGGAAACGGGTACAAGTTCCGGGTCGGACCGCGCGACCAGAAATGGTCGGCACAGCTCCCGGCGGAGGACGTCGAAGCGTGCGACGAGTCGGAGGCGCTCCGATGGTACGCTGCGACTCACCAGGATCCAGAGAAGCCCGGTCGTTCGCTCGATACGGTCAAGGTGCCGTTGAAGGTCGAGATCGTCGGCGGTGCCGAAGTCCGCGCGGCTGCGCTGCGTGACGCGCACAAGGAGGCGACGATCCGGGCGAAGTTCAATCGGACCGGTCAGTTGGCCGAAGAGGAGTATCGATGGATGGAGGAGCGAGGCGTCCCGCTGCTATAGGACTCGGGGCGTCCCTCTCGGATTGGCGGAGTATTGCCGGCGGTGGCGAACCGTAGAAAAGCCGCAGGCGGGGCCTCTACCCATCTCCCGGAGGTGACCCGCCACTTTTTTT